TTTGTTCTACTAATGTTTGGAAACGTGTTGCACTGGTTTGATTTAAAACTTGTATGTGCAGACCTTTTGCAAAGTTAATAGCATCTAAAGTTTCTGTATATTGAGTACCAATGGCAACTGCCCTGGCACTAGCGTTTCGATAATAACTCTTACCTGCATTAATACTTTGATAAGTACCACCGGTAATCAAGTCAATACTCATGGCGTCAACAATTAGGCCAACGTCTCGATAACATAACGCTTCATCGTAGTTGAATCCGCCTTGATAATTGACATCTAACCAATCTGTAGTTCTTGTAGCAATAGCAGATGTATTGAGATCGATAATATTCTTTGTACTAATAAGATCGGAATCGTATCCTGAAGTTAACGGATATGTCAAATCTGGGCCTTCACCCCCACCGACTATAGTACTAATAAAACTAAATGATAAACCAAGAGCTGTACCTGCTGCACCAGCATCTGGGTATGTAACTGCATCAATGAACTGATCGGCAGAACTGTAAGTTGTACCAGGTGCTGTATTTTGAATAACATTTAGGGTTAACAATGTTCCAGCAAATGCAATGGAATTTAACATTGCTTGAGCAGTTTTGCCGTCGTTGAATAATTGTTCACCCTTATATCTCGCCGCTGCATTACCGCCGTATATTAAATCGTAAGTTGCAGCTTCAACGCAATCAACAATATCTTGTTTAAATTGAACAGCATTAATACTACCTGCATACGTAGGGTTATTAATGGTCAACCAACCAAAAGTTTCTTCAGCTATAAAAATAGTATTTCTTGCAACACCAGGAATAGCCACACCTGTAGTTGCATCAAAACCAGATATTAATGACACCGCATCTTTATAAGTGTCGGTAGAACCACTTGGAGCAATATATTTGGTATACGCTCGTGAACTAATTCCCAATGTTAATAAATCAACAATGATTTGAAATCTATTTGATATTGCACTTAATATAGCAGGGTCATTGATAACAGGAAAATTTAATTCAACATAATCGATAGCATCTGTTTGATATCCACTCTTGCCATTAAGTATTGTAGTTCTTGCTGTTTTTAACGCAGTGGCAGCCGATGTAAATGTTGGAGGAGTTGCTGCAGGCGCCAAAGCATAATTATTAATGATTGTTTTTAATATTTCAATGCCTGCGTTTGTCGATGTTAATACAACACCACCATTTAAAAATGTTTCGTTTCTATATTGTTTAACACTTTGTTGATAAACTGTAGCTGGACTATCACTATTAACAACTGAAACAAGTAATGTTTTAAGATAATTTAAAAGACTGATGAACGGTGCAACTTCGTAACCAGCAATTTGTCGTGTTGTATTATCCCAGTATCTTAATCCAGCCCACACTACTTGACTGTTGCCGCCGTACATAAAATCGTAGACCAATGCCCATGAGATATATTTGATATCTCGTTTGCAGGTAGTTCTATCATAAGATAAGTTTGGATATTCTGCTCCAAGGTATGCAACTGTTTCTGCTTGTAAGAAATTAATGTTGGCTATCATTAAATCTCTAGCACTTTGTTTTCCTTGCGAAGTATCAGGTTGGTTGCTAAAAACTATTTCAGGAATATCATCTCCTGATATAACGTTAATAATAGTATTAATATTTTGTTGTATAGAACTTAGTGCTGCTGGAATGGTGTTTACTTGAGTTATGGCAATAAGACTATTTTGTAAATCAATTAACAGTTCTGTTAGTTGTGCAACACTAATGTTTGTTCCAGAGTATGGAAATAAGTTAGCTACAAATACACTTTGTAAGTTTGACTGCAATACTAAATCATAAGTCAAGGCATCAATAATTTGACCCATATACAAGCTAAGAGCAGCATTATCGTATGAAAAATCTAAAATTTCATCTCGAGCATATTTAATAGCTTCAATCGTTTGACTTAACTGTGTACCTAAAATATCATCTCTAGTTCCGTTAAAATATTGAGTAGCAGCTCTATTACTATTAAATGTTGTATCTAATAAAATGTCGTAGCCAACTGAATCTAAAATAAAACCGATATCGCTTTGGTATCTAGCTTTGTCGTAAGTAAATCTATTAACATATTTTTCGTTAATATATGCAATAGTTTCTGCTTGAATAAACTCTTTATTAAGTTGTAATAAATCAAAACCGTCTTGATAACCAGTAACAGCAACATTACCGTCAGTTAATACTGGTGTTGTAAGGATTGTACTAAATGTTTGATCAGGGCCAACAGTGTAACTTAATTTTTGACGATATGGGCCTGGTTCTTGATTAGCTAGGGCAATAATATTTTCAGCGGCAAGAGCTGCAGCACCGATAGATCTATATGCATATTGCCAAAAACGTCCTTCCTTACCAATTGGAGTTTTTTGTTGTAAATCGTCGCCAGTTGCTTGACTAACATATAAATTTACAGCACTTGAAAATGTTTGATTGTCAACATAAAATTTTGTTGCCGCTTGTAGATCGCCAGCTCCGTTAGGAGTTCCATAACCTTCTAATGGTGCTGGATGGTCTGCAAGGGTTAACTTGCCAGTCATTGTATCGCCTTTGCGACTTACTACAAATTTACGCTGAACTGACTCGGTTGACAAATAATTACCAGATAGTTCTGGATCGTAGTCTGGATCTACAAAATTTGGAAAATCTGGTTCAGCACGTGGCTTCAACGCAGTAACAACGGCGTTTCCAGCAGCAACTTTTAAGAAATTATTGTTAGCATAGTTTACAGTAACAGGCATCTGATTAATTGACGTCTGTGCTGTAGGATTTGAAGCGTTCCAAGCGGCAGCGATGGACAGGCTTGGATCAGCCATACGAACAACAGTTAGTCCGTTAGCGTTTAAATGGTTGGCCAAACGAGGAGTTAAATCTCCTGATAGTCCAGTTGAATCAACTGTAAATTTAATATTATTATCACTGTCAGTGTCAATTTGAATAGAACCTTCTGCAATGATATTTCTAGCTGTTAATTTTTCGCCAGCATTATCAGACATAATAAGCTGATTTGGGTTTAGTGTGCCGGGTGCATCACTTAAATCGGTAAAATTAATTGCACCGTCTACACCAAACACAGCATATAATTCTGTAAAGTTTTCATTTACCTTGCGGAACGATTCACGGATACTGTCGCCAGTACCGTCATTGCCCTGTACGCCAATATCAATAATATTTTTTGCCATTTGTATTAAACTCCGAAACTTGATCCGCAACCACAAGTAGTACTTGCGTTAGGGTTTTTTATAGTAAACTGTGAGCCCATGAGCTCTTCTTTGTAATCTATTTCTGCACCTTGTAGATACGTCATGCTCATTGCATCTACAAGTACTTTAAATTCATCTAACGGGATTTCAAAATCGTCTTCATTCATGATCTCGTCAAATGTAAAACCATAGCTAAATCCGCTGCAACCGCCTCCTTGCACAAAAGTACGTAGCGATAAGTTTGGATTGCCCTCTTCGTAGAGTAAATCTTTAATTTTTGTCTTTGCTGACTCGGAAATAGTGATCATAATTGCCCTCGATACTCATATTTAGCAAAACATTTTTATAATCTTAATGTAAATACATGATGTACTTAGGACAAGAATACGCTCAACAATGCCACTATCGTAAGAGTAGGTATGGCACAATGCATGCCTATATGCGTAAAAAGACGGTCCTGTTATTCCAGTGTGATTGTTGTAGTGGAATGTTTAAGCGTGACAAGGGTAATATGGACCCAAGGCGATTAACTAATAGCGTTTATCACGTTTGCGGTGATTGCGATGTTAAAAAGTTTGCACAAAGCAAAGGTGTTGAAGCTAGGAAAGTTTGGGATATGCCCGTAAGCAGTCTTAAGACGATAGACCAACTCGACCCGAAATAACGTTCCAGTTGATAATTTTCCATTGATTAGCTAGATAGCCTTTTTTGTCGGCTTGATAGTCCAGGGCCCAAGCATGTTCCCACCAATCAATTATGAGTACAATATCCATTTTAATTTCGTGATTGACAATGGTTTTAATTTTACCATCTCGGGCTAGATAAACCCAGCCACTACCTTGTATTGCCATTGCTTCTTTTAAGAATTTTTCTTTAAAACTATCGAACGTCTTATAATGTTTAGTAATAAACTCGCCAGCAGGGCCGTCCGGAGCAGTAGAACTTGTAGGAGCTTGATATTGTGTAAACAATAAATCATGTAAAAACGCACCCGCCTCGTTGAAGTCCGCATCACCTTCACCATTGTTAAAACGGGTAACATAGGATTTATATAATTTGCCGTAATGGTAATCAATAGTATCTTCACTAATGCTAGGTTCTAAATCATCGCGGGCATAAGGTAACTTAGTCTGCGTTAAAGTCTTAGGAGTTTTGCCTTCGTTAAGCGTAATGTGGCGAATAAAGTTATACATGGTGTATTTAGTTAGATTTTTATGTCTACATAAGTACTGCGGTATTCGTCAAATATAGGAAATAGTTTGTATGTTTCTAGTTTTTCTAGCAATCTACAATACTGATCAGCAGTCATGTTACCCCAAGCTCTGTGATTGATACTGACCCACGAATGTGGATTATGAAACCCTACAAAATTTATAAAGTCTTGAAAATCTTTTTCTGATCTACAGTCTCGAAGATACGGATTT